ATCCTGTAACAGCAGACAGAGGATCTTCTACAGCGGCACAAGTTTCTGGACCTGCTGGAACACAAGTTGCAGGAGGAAATTCGGATCCTGCTTATGTAACAAACGATGCTGGTTCTCCAACACAAGCAGGACAAACTGCAAGTAAAACAGCAGACGTAGTTAATACTGGATCTGGAAATGCCGGAGGCTCAGGATTTGATAATTCTGCAATTGGTATTGCTAGAATGTTTAATGACAGACTTATGAATTCATTAGTTGATATGGTTATGGTTGATATGACTATAATGGGAGATCCGTTTTATTTGTCAGACAACGGCATAGGAAATTATTTTGCTAAAGATACTTCTTATACAAACATGACATCAGACGGACACGCAAATTATAATAACGGTGAACTTTATATAAACATTTTATTTAGAACTCCTGTAGATATAAATGCAGATACTGGATTATATACGTTTCCAGAAGATTTAATTGTTGTAGATACTTTCAGTGGATTATATAGAGTAAACTTGTGTAACCATTTAATTCAAGGAAATCAATATACAGTTGCTCTTAAACTGAATAGAATGCAAAATCAAGAAGATCAAACACAAACACAAAATCTTGGTGCATTTATACAAACAAACAAACCAAGCGAAGCAATGAACAGCACCGCAATTGATTTTGCTAAAAAAGTTTCTGAAGCCGCGCTAACAACTGGTGCAACTGAAAATTTAGAAACGTATAAAAAAGAAATTCAGGCATTGTTGGGCGGATATCAAGGACTTGATGAAATTGTAAGAAAACAAGCATCTTCATTAGGATTACCAGCACTTGATGCATTTGGTAATATTGGTGCTTCATTAAAATTAATACAAAGCCAAATTGGAATTGCTGAATTAGGAAAAATTGGATCTGAATTTAATAATTTAAAAAATGCTGCCACAACCTTTGCTAGTTCCACACTAAGTCAGGTAAATTTAAGTGGGAGTGACGTTTTAGGAAAATTTGGAACAAAGTTAACCGATACAGTTGGTAACATACCAGGTAACTTAACACAAAAATTGGCCAACACGGTCTCTACAGTAAAAATGCAAATACCAGATAACCTTGAAGCGGCGGCTACTAGAGGCGCAAGTGAAATTAATAAACTTAACCAAAATTTAAGAGGACCGTTCTAATATGGCAATTGAAGACATTCGCAGATCAAGACCTCAATCAGTAAACAAAACTGGACCATTTGAGGCAATTATTGTAAACAACTTAGATCCAAAATATATGGGTACATTACAAGTTGAATTATTAAAGTCTACCGGTTCGGGTAACCAACAAAATCGTTCAGGACAAGTTATTGAAGCAAGTTATTTAAGCCCATTCTACGGTGTTACTCCTGTTGCTAGTGCAAGTAAAAATGAAGGGTACAGGCATACCCAACAAAGTTATGGTTTTTGGGCTATTCCGCCTGACATCGGAACTAAGGTACTTGTTATATTTGTAGAAGGTAATACTAGTAAATGTTTTTGGTTTGGTTGTGTTCAAGACGAATTTATGAATTTTATGGTTCCGGGATTAGCCGCAACATCTATGCTAAAAGATTTTAATAAAAAGGCTCCTGCCGCAGAATATAATAAACTTACTACAACTGAACCAAGTAATGATCCTACTACACACCGAAAATCTGCACACTTAGATTTATTAAAAAACTATATTACAGCAGGATTAAGTGATGACGAAACAAGAGGATTAACAAGTTCAAGTGCAAGGCGAGAAATGCCAAGTGCAGTTTTTGGTTGGAGTACTCCAGGCCCGCTAGATAAACGAGAAGGTGCTCCTAAATCACAACAGGGGTATGAAGGAAATAAATTTAATCATCCTAAAAGTAGACTTGGCGGATCTAGTTTTGTAATGGACGACGGCGATGACAAATTTTTAAGAAAAGGTCATCCTAAAGATACTGCAATGGAATATGCAAACATTGAAGCGCAGGAAGAAGGCGGTGATGTTACTAGGCCTCATAATGAATTAGCACGGTGGCGTACTAGAACCGGACATCAAATTTTAATGCACAACACAGAAGATTTAATCTATATTGCAAATTCTAGAGGAACTGCATGGATTGAAATGTCTAGTAACGGTAAAGTTGATATTTACGGGGCAGATAGTATTAGTGTACATTCGCAAGAAGATTTAAACTTTACAGCAGATAGAGATATTAATTTAACAGCAGGCCAAGATGTAAATGTAGTTGCTAACAAAATTAGAACAAGTTCGCATGACAGTACTAGTGTTATTGCTGGCACACAATATAGTTTAAATGCCGGTAAAGATGTTAATGTTAATTCAGGTGAAGATTTAGTTATGTATGCAAATGGCAATGGTATGTTAATTGCTGTAGAAAAACAAAATATATCTGCAGGCGCACAATTATCATTAGGTAGTACAGGCGGCATTGGTATTGAAGGACATAATGAAGTCAAAATTACTACAGATGGTGATTATCATATGAAAGCACTAGGTAGTAGTTATACTAGCACTGGCGCTGAAATACATCAAACAAGTGCATTAAAAACTGTAATACAATCTGGTAATGTATTAGACTTAAAAGCAGTTGGCAATCTACGTATTAGAACTGATGCCGCAGGCGGCTTAGTTACAGGCGGAGCATTAGCAATATACAGCGAAGGTAATAGTATTGACATTCAAGGCACAGCGCCTAGTAATCCAGGTACTCCAACTGAAGCAGTTATACCACCGGCGCCATTTATTGTAGATCCAACTCCACCAGAAATTGCACTTAAAAGTGCTAGAGTTCCGCAACACGAACCGTGGTTTGAACACGAACATTATGATCCATTAAAATACACTCCAGACTTAACTAGAGCAGGTGTTGATCCACCAGAAACATATCCACCAAGTACTCCGGATACATTTAACAGAACACCTGGCGGTGTTGTAGTTGGAGGTGGCAATCAACCTAATGCATATAATTCAAGTGGTGCTCCGGAAGGTAATCAAAGATTTGACCCCATTGCAGGAGCAAATATTCCACCAGATCCTGAACCAGTAAAAATTGAAAAACAAGAACTTTCAAGATTATTTGCATCAGCGTTATTTGCTCAAGGATTCTCAGAAGAGCAAGTATATGCGGCTATTGCAACAGCAGAAACTGAATCAGGACTTAAACTATCAGTTGAAAACTCTTACAGCGGAACTAGTAATGAGCGCATACGCTCAATTTTTAGTAATGCTAGAACAGTTAGTGATGCAGAACTTACAGAAATTAAAAAAGATAAAGCAACATTCTTTGAACTAGTGTATGGTTACACAAGTAAAATTGGTCCAGGTATGGGAAATACAACAGCAGGCGATGGCGGTAAATTTATTGGACGTGGATTAATTCAGTTAACAGGTAAAGCAAATTATCAGCGTTATGGAAAACTTGCAGGATTAACAAATGCACCAATTACAGATTATAATCCATTTGGTGTTGATATTTTAGATGATCCAACTATCTTAATTACAGATGTTACTAAATCAGTTGCAGTTACAGCGGCATACTTAAAAGAGCGTTACAAAGATTTTGGTAGAGGAACACTTGGTAACTTTAGATTTGCTATTGCTGGAACTGAACGAGGATATGAATTAGGACGTCCTAAGGATACCGGTTACTTGCAAGCAAAATTACTACCAAACGGAAAATATGATCCTGACTGGATTAGAGATCCAAACAACAGAAATGTTGTTGCTGGCATTGATCAAAACGATCCAAGAAATGGAGTAGCATAATGGGACAAGTAATTATTCCAGGAACACCAATTGTTAATCCTGCAGAGATTGCAGATAATTCAGATTGGAACGAAGCACTTGAGGCAGGTAGATTTCCAGATGGACAGTTTGATTTAGAAGGCGATTATCCTCGATCAGGACCAGGACAACAAGCAGGGAATGGCGGGTATGCAAACTCTGGAAACTTACCTCCATTAGATCCTAACATTACACCTGGCCCACTTCCAGAAGGCCCAGGTTGGGAAAAGTTAGATGCACTTTTAACAAATGTTCTTACACAGGATTGGAGAGAGCGCGGAGTCGACGGCAATCCAAGAATACTTGAATGTTATAAAGTTTGTGGTAATAGTTATACTAGGGATAGTAGTTCAATGTCATATGCTTGGTGTGCGGCTTTTGTTAGTTGGGCATTATATACAGCGGGAATTCCAACACTACAGACAATGAGTAGTCAAGGATGGTATAGTTGGGGCAGTGAAGTTGAGTGGACTGATACTTCGGCTATACGTAAATGGGACGTGGTAATTTTTAAATCAAAAACACGTTCAGGCGGACACATAGGATTTGTACAAGAAATTACATCAAATGGAGTTATTAAAGTACTCGGAGGAAACCAAGGCGATAATGCTAAAGTTTCTAACTATCAATTTAACTCTAAGAGTCAGTATGTAAAATCAGTTAAACGTAACTGGAGTTTACCAGATGAGTATAATGTTCCAATTGATGGCACTACTCCAGCAACAGCAGGATCGGATACAACAGTATAATGCCAAAAATAGCAAGAAAAACAGACAGTGTAAATACTGGTCACGGGTGTACTGCAACTACAACACTAAATACTCCGGGACAATCATTTGTAACAGTTGAGGGCTTACTAGTAGCAAGATTAGGAGACCCAACAGTACCACATACACACAGCCCACCAGCGTGTCCTACCCATACAGAATATATTAATGGATCTAGTTCAGTAGTAAAAGTTTGCGGTGTTTATGTAGGTAGAGTGGGTGACGGGTGTGATGCAGGCACAATAGCCAGTGGCGCATCTTATGTAAACGTAGGAGCATAAATATTAGTATGAGTACTTTAGAAAAAAATCTATATGATAGAATTGCAATTAAACCTAGCGGACAGCAAAAGCCTGTAGTCACTAGTAAAGCGTATAGAGGTTTGTCTACAGTTAACCCTGATAATAACTCTAGTACATTATTTGATCTTGGCCTTATAAAACAAGATCTTTTGAATCACTTTCACATACGACAAGGCGAAAAATTACACAATCCAGAATTTGGTACCATTATATGGGACGCTATTTTTGAACCATTTACAGATGATCTTAAAGAAGCCATAGCAACTAATGTAACAAAAATTGTAAATTATGATCCTCGTATACAAGCAGACAATATTTCTGTAAGTAGTTATGAAAGTGGAATTCAAATTGAATTAGAATTAACGTATTTGCCTTATAATATATCAGAAAAACTTAGATTAGACTTCGATGAAACTGCTGGGTTAACAGCATAAATTATATACGCACTTTTCTTAATCAAATAAATACATTGTAACAAACGAGGAATGTGATATGTCATCGACAGACAGACAAAATAGACTGCTAGTTGCAGAAGATTGGAAGCGAATATACCAATCTTATCGTAATGCTGATTTTCAGAGTTATGATTTCGACAATTTACGCAGAACTATGATTAACTATCTTAGGACTAACTATCCTGAAGATTTTAACGATTACATTGAAAGTTCAGAATACCTCGCACTTATTGATCTTATTGCGTTTTTAGGTCAAAATATTTCATTCCGTATAGACTTAAATGCAAGAGAAAACTTTTTAGAACTAGCAGAGCGTAGAGAATCAGTTCTCCGGTTAGCACGATTGCTATCCTACAATCCTAAAAGAAATCAAGCCGCAGAAGGACTACTAAAAATTGCATCAGTGAATACAACTGAAGATGTAATTGATTCAAATAATTTTAATTTAGCAGGACAGCAAATTACTTGGAACGATCCAAGTAACACCCAATGGTATGAGCAATTTATTAAAGTATTAAATGCGGCATTACCGGCGAACGGTGTTTTTGGAAGGCCTACTAAAAAAGAAAAAGTAAATGGCATTCAACATGAACAATATAGATTTAATGCTATTAACACAGATATTCCTAAGTATGCATTTTCTAAAACAATAGAAGGACAAACATTACCATTTGAGGTTGTTAGTAGTGATATTGTTAGTGGAGCATTAGAAGAAGAAATTCCTATTGTTGGCAACAGTTTTGCTATGCTTTATAAAAATGACGGACAAGGTCCAGCAAGTACAAACACAGGATTTTTTACTTCATTCAAACAAGGGTCGATGGATGAAGGACAATTTAGTATAAACAATCCAAGTAGCAATCAAAAAATTGACATTGATGCAACTGATATTAACAACAAAGATGTTTGGCTTTTTAAATTAGATGAAAATGGCCGTGAATCAGAATATTGGACAAAAGTATCTTCAGTAGAAGGTAACAACGTAATTTATAATAGTTTAAACAAAAATATTAGAAACTTGTACAGTGTATTAACAAGAGTACAAGATAGAATTAGTTTAGTTTTTAGTGACGGTGTTTTTGGCAATCTACCTACAGGCAGATTTAAAGCAGTTTATCGCACAAGTGCTAATAAACGATATACAATTAAACCAAGCGAAATGACAGGTATTGAAATTGATATACCGTATCTAAGTGCAGTAGGTATTCCTGAAACACTTTCGATGACATTACAATTAAGATACACAATATCAAATAGTAGTGTAAGTGAAAGTGATGAAAGCATTAAGGCAAATGCACCAGCAACATACTATACACAAAATAGAATGATTACCGCAGAAGACTATAACGTTGCTCCGCTTGGAATTAGCCAAGAAATTGTAAAAGTAAAAACAGTTAATAGAAATGCAAGTGGAATTAGTAGATATTTTGACTTAGTTGATTCTACTGGAAAATATTCTAGTACTAACTTGTTTGGCAATGATGGTGTGCTTTACAAAGAAACAAAAAATTTAAAAACTAATTTTAATTTTGTTACAACAACTGATATTGAACAAGCAATTACGAATACTATTGAACCAATTATACGTGATAGAAAATTATATAATTATTATTTAGAAAACTTTACAAAAATTCTTATTACTGATTTAGGAGTTAATTGGAATAGTTCTACACAAGATACAAACCGAACTACTGGGTATATTACTGATAGTAATAGTACTAAATTTAAAGTTGGAACATTTACAGCAAATAATTTAAGATTCATTGAAGCAGGAACATTAATTAAATTTGTTGCTCCAGCAGGTTATCATTTTATGACAACTGATAAAAATAAATTAATGGAAGGTAGTGCAAACCACCCAGGAGCAGTTACATACATTTGGACTAAAGTTATTAGCGTAACAGGTGATGGTACAATAGTTGGATCAACAGGACTAGGACCAGTTGTATTAAACGATTTAATTCCAAGCCTAGCAATTTTAGAGCAAGTAAAACCAAAACTTACAAACGTAATCACAGATGCAGTTAAAACACAAATTGTCGATCAAGCATTTGCAACAAAT